ACAAACTCGTGTATAAATATAATAGTACTGTAGAAAGGGTCTATGGTACATTGAACGCCCGTTATGGGGTTCCACAAGTCATACTTGCTTATTAAAGGAGAAAACATTATGACACGTTTACTAACCACGTTGGATATTCCAACACTACACACCACGCTAAACAGACATGCAATTGGGTTTGACCGAATGTTCGACGAACTTAATCGTACATTCATTGCCAGTCGCACTGATGGAAATTATCCACCTTATAATATTATCAAGGTCGATGACACCAATTATGAAATTGAATTAGCAGTGGCAGGCTTCGCTCAAGATGAGATCGATGTTGAATTCAAAGATACTCAGCTAACTATCAAGGGCGAACAACAAAGCGCAGACGAGGACGAAGCAGTAGAATATCTGCACAAGGGCATTAGTGCCCGAGCATTTGTTCGAACATTTACCTTGGCTGAACATGTGGAAGTTCGTGACGCTTCTGTGGCCAACGGCATTTTAACAATTTCATTAGAACATGTTGTGCCCGAGGCCAAGAAGCCTAAGAAAATTCAAATCGAATACAAAGGGTAAAAAGTGAGTACAGCAGAAGTCAAAACAGACACGCAAACAGTAGTTAATGTCACGGAGCCCACAAGGTTCAATGTCATCTTTGAAAATGACAATGTTACTCCCATGGACTTCGTGGTTGCATTACTGCAAACTTTATTTAATTACGACCACGAGCGTGCCTATGAGATCATGCTGATGATTCACCGGGACGGTCATGCAGTGGTGGCCACATACCATTTTGAAATTGCAGAACAGAAGGCACTGGAGTGTACCATGAGTGCAAGACAGAATGGTTACCCACTAGAGGTAAAGGTTAAACCTGCTTGACCACCGCCCATGACCATATGAAGTTTCATGACTATACATTTGACATTAAAGACGGTGTCTTAGCCATGGATCCAGAATTAGATATTAATAGTACAGACTTTCAACATGGCGATCTATTCAGATTAGAGTTGGCAGATGCGGACAACTCCATGACATTTGTCAGATTATCTAAATTAGAATCGTTCGTACTCGATAGTAAAAAAGATGATAACTAAAGTATAAGGATATTGCTGTATGAAGCGATGAGAAATGAGTCTTGGACCCGGGTGCGATTCCCGGCAGCTCCACCAAAAGGAGATTGGCATGGACGAGGAAATGATATATCAACTAGTATGTGGAATACTAATAGTTGTCTCGTTGGTGTCATTTGCATGTTATCTAATCTTTTTTTGATGGGGCTGATCAGTTTCGACAGGGCAAAAAGTAACAAAGTGGACAGCTCGGGAATGTGAAACCCGTAGGATTTGCGTATGCAAGTCGAAGAAGCAAAAAACGTAAATGCAAACGACGAACAGTTCGCTTTAGCCGCCTAACAGCCGCTTAGGGTAGGAAATACCTCGTAACAGAAACCACCAGAAAAGGCTCTTCGGAGCCTTTTCTTTTGGGCACCAAAACCTTTAAATACGTTATGGACCCAATTACTATCGGACTTGCTTTTACAGCCGCACAATCTGCGGTAGGACATATCAAACAAGCCATAGCTTTGGGCAAAGATATTAACAGTCTTGTAGGGCAATTCAGCAAGTTCTTTCAATCTGCAGATGCTATCCATAGAGAACGCACTAAAGTTTCAGCAAAGGGCATACAACTAGGGAAAACCGACGCAGAGCTAGGACACATGGCCTTGCAGATAGCCATGCACAGCGATGCCCTGCGTCAGCAAGAACGAGAACTTAAAGACATGATTCTCTGGCAGTTGGGTAAACCGCAGATCTGGGAACAAATGATCCAAGAGCGTACCAGACTGTTCAAAGAACGTGCGGAAGCAGAGCGTGAGGAAGAAAAGCGTCAACTGGCACACAAGAAAAAAATAGCAGATCAAATGATGAATGCCTTTTACTTTTTAGGTTTCGCTATTGCTATTTTTTGTTTTGTAATGGTGGGAATTGGCATCTATGGCGCCATGGAAGATAAAAGAAAGTACGAAGAAAAAGTATTCCAACGCCAACAAGTAAGGATTCAACAGCAACGTGCCAGGGACGCCGAAACCAAAAAAGAATTGGCAGATTATGCTAAAAAATAGTATTGGTTTGTTATTAGTACTAGCATTAACTCAAGACCCCGGCCCGCCTATAAAGAAATGGCCCGAGTGGGAGTGTGTACGTTGGACTTGGACGGGCGATGTGTATAATAGAAAAGTTGTTTGTCTTGAATGGAGAAAAAGAAAATAACCGTCTACAGGTGAAAATTAGTTTATAAATAGAATGTAGGAGTATTCAACTATGAAACAGAAAAATTTAGTCGCTAAATTATACAGAGCTTGCATGGATCATGACGTAGAAACCATGGCTAAACTTCGTGAAAAAGAGTTTGCCAAGATACTAAAACGCAAGGCACAAGGTAAACCATTTACTGCAAAATGGACAGTGGTTCAGTTTTAACTGCCATGTTCTAATATAAATATGGCTATGCCAAAAGCCAAAACATATCGCAGTATTTTTATTTCAGACGTACACCTGGGCACTAGAGACTGTCAAGCTGACAAGCTCAATAATTTCCTTAAACACAATAGTTGTGACACGCTGTATCTTGTAGGGGATATCATTGATGCTTGGCGAATTCAGCAGAATAAATGGCGCTGGAAACAAAGCCATACCAACGTAGTACGGCGTGTTCTTGGACACGCCAAACGTGGTACTCGTGTGGTGTATATTGCAGGAAATCATGATGAATTTTTAAGACCCATGATTCCTTATGGTTTCAGTTTTGGGCTTGTTGAGATACACAATCAGATGGAGCATATAGGAGCAGACGGTAAGCACTATCTAGTCACACACGGTGACTTGTTTGATGGTATTACAAGATTAGCACCGTGGATAGCATTTTTAGGAGATCGAGCGTATGATATCATTTTATCGCTTAATAGTAAGTTCAATTGGATACGTCATCGTTTTGGTTTTGGGTACTTTAGTCTTAGTCAGTACCTTAAAGCAAGAGTAAAAAAGGCAGTAGATTTTATTTTCCACTTTGAAAGGAATCTAGCTGCCTACTGCAAAAAGCGGGGGTACGATGGGGTTATATGCGGACACATACATCATGCCGAAATCAAAGAAATTGATGGTGTAACATACATGAATGACGGCGACTGGGTGGAAAGTTGCACAGCCTTGGTTGAGCACCACGATGGCAAGTGGGAAATAATTACGTGGACCAAGGAAACGGACAATGAAATTAAGTGAAAAAATTACCATAGTAGTGCCCTGTAAAAATGAAGAGAATTATATTCATCATTTGTTGGACTCGTTGCGTGACCAAAACATTGGTGACACTAGAGTTATCGTTGCTGATTGTAGCACTGACGCAACCAGGCAAGTTATAAAAAATAACAGCACCGGATTAACAGTTGAAATCATTGATGGTGGGCCTGTCAGCATAGCCAAGAACAACGGCGCACGATTAGTTAATACTCCCTACATCTTATTCATTGATGCAGACGTTCGCTTCTTTAAGAACACTGTTATCCGTGATGCAGTCAGTGCAATAGAATCAAAAAACTTAGATCTCATAGGATTAAAAATCAAATGTTATGATCGAGATCCAAGAGCAAAGATCGGTTTCATTATTTTTAATACTATAAATCAGGCCTTGAAATATTTTTCGCCTTTTGCCGTTGGGGCATTCATGTTGACCCGCAGAGATCGGTTTGAAGAATTTGGAGGCTTTCCTGAAACGTTTTCAACCAGCGAAGATTACTTCCTGTCAAGAATGTACAGTCCACGAAAGTTTAGAATACTTAGACATCATTTTGGGCAGGACAGTCGCAGGTTTAAAAAAATGGGCTACATGGGCATGGCCAAATACTTGGTCAAGAACTTTGTCAATCGCAACAACCAAGCATACTGGGACAGTTTAGATTCATCTAAGTATTGGAATTAATTTGGTTTAATGTCAACGCATTACTGAGCTATGGCGTTATATATGTGTAGGGATAAAAATTCTTACGTTAACCAAAAGGAAACTTATCATGAAATCAGTTATTACTCTAATCGCAACTTTGGTTGCCGCTTCTGCATTTGCCGCTGAGCCAGCCAAAGCACCAGTCACTCCTGCCCCGGCCGCCACAGCAAGTGCGCCCGCCAAAGCCGAAGTTAAGAAAGACGAGAAGAAGCCTGCCAAAAGCGAACCTGCTAAGAAAGAGCCAGCTAAAGCAGACACCAAAGCCGCCCCAGCACCAGCAGTTAAGTAATAGTGAAGCAGACGACAATGATGACTTTGAAATCGACGACGAAGTCACATTTGGTCGCAATCGACGGTCCAGCGAGTTTGGTAAGGTAGTCGACGACGATGTTGATGTATCGGACTACGTTAGACTTAGATTAGCTTTAGCTAGAGCTCTAGCAATGGAAGCATACGAAAAAGCCCAAGCATAAAAGCCTGGGCTTTTTTTATTGGCCTCTGTGGTTGTATATAAATATTATTGTGACAACAGTCACAGCTCGTGTTTAACACACATACACACAAAGGAGAAAACTATGAGCAAAACACCTTACGAGATCCGTCTCGAACTTCTCAAGATGGCCAACGAAATTCTCGCCACGCCAATCTTCCAAACTCGTGAAGCTAAGATGCAGGAATACCATTCCAAGCTAACTGATGCCAATCGTGAAAGCCATCCATTTCCAACACTACCGGATTTTCCGTCTAGCTCGGACATTGTCAGCAAGGCCGAAGAACTTAAAAAGTTCATAGACCAAGCACAATAATGGCTAGGGTAGAAGGGTTAATTCTCTTCTACCCATATCCGGGGTAGTCGATGCAGGTCGAGAACCCGGACTTCATTTAACTTTTATGGATTTTGGTGCAAAAAACCAAAATACCTATTGACATATACCAAATAGTTTGCTACAATGATAGTATGAAAAAAATCATACTAGTAGACGCAGACGGAGTACTTCTTAATTGGGAGTACGCATTCGACATTTATCTTCAACAACACGGCTTTGGCAAAGTTGAAGGTGCAGAATTTGAATACGATATCGGCAAGCGATATGGTATCGACCATGAACAAGGCAAAAAGCTGATCAAGATCTTCAATGAGTCAGCGGCCATTGGTTTCCTTCCCCCACATCGTGACGCCATGTTTTACGTCAAACGATTGCACGAAGAACATGGATTTATTTTCCATTGCATTACTTCATTGAGCAAAGACAAGAACGCACAAGAACTGCGTAAGATGAATTTACGTAAGTTGTTTGGTGAAACTGCCTTTGAAAAGTTTGTGTTCCTTGACACAGGCGCAGACAAAGACGAAGCCTTGGCCAAGTATGCCAACACTGGTTATTACTGGGTGGAAGACAAACCCGAGAATGCCGAAGTGGGACTGCGGGCAGGCCTTAAACCAATCCTAATGGAGCATGGGCATAACATGGATCATGCAGTGGAGGGTATCACGTTGGTTAAAAATTGGAAAGAAATTTACGAAATCATCGCTGGAGATCCTGCTTATGTTTCTTAGACTGTTGGACAAAATTGGACGTAAACGTATTGTCATGGATCGGCTCAGCAACGAGCCATACTTGGAACGTTACTATTTGTTTTTAAAAGATCGAAAGAAATTTCCATTCAATGTGTTTTTGCACAAGTTTCTTAAAAGCGACCCTGACGATGTACATGATCATCCCTGGCCCTACGCCACACTAATTCTCAAAGGCGGTTATTGGGAATGGACTCCTTTGTTTGATAACCAAGGAAAGAAACTGGCAGAAAAATGTACCTGGCGTGGGCCTGGACACTTCCGAATCTGCAAGGCCACTAGTTTTCACCGCATTGAACTCGACCCTAATATCACAGCCTGGACATTGTTTATGCCAGGCCCACAAAAACGTGAATGGGGATTCCTACGCCATGGTAAGTGGATACAACACGAAGCATATTTAGAAAGTCGACGAATTAAAAATGTTTAAGCCCAACCCGCTACCGGATTGTATGATTGACATTGAAACCATTGACACTGGTCCTGAAAGTGCAGTGCTCAGCATTGCAGCCATGCGCTGGGACGCCAACAATAAATCAGCAGTTCGCAACAGCGTTGAAATTCTCATTGACGTAGATGACTGTTTGTCTCGTGGTTGTACCTACAGTGAAGATACCATCAAATGGTGGGATCAGCAGGCACCCGAGGTACATCACAAGGCATTTACGCAGGGCCCAAGATTGTCCTTGCCAGAAGCTCTCGATGAGCTTCGCAAGTATGTTGCAGGCACACAGAGATTTTGGTGCCAAGGTCTTAACTTTGACCAAATCATTCTAGAGCAGGCCTACAAGCGATGCGGTGAACCACGTCCTTGGAGTTACTGGCAATGGCGTGACAGTCGTACACTGATGAAACTAGTGGACGATTTGCCAGCCAAAGATAGTCGTGCTCACGATGCAATTTACGACGTAGGCTATCAAATTGACTGCATGTTTCATGTGTTTGATCGCTATGGTATTGATACATTTAAATAGGAAATAGTATGTACGCAAAAAATGACGAAGTTGGTGTAATGAACATTGACTCAGACAAGGTAATTCAAGGCAAGGTAATTGATGTGGAGTATCCCCGAGTTTGGGTTCGACTGCCCACTCAAAGTGTCATTGAATTCAAACTGCACGAAAAAACCGGCAAGTATCTGGGCAAAATGGCAGGCTTAGAACTGACCTTAGTCTAGTATTTTGATCAAGGGCAAAGTAGGCCATAAATACACTTACTATGCCAATTGCCACAGCCCCAACTACTAATTTAGACCCGGCGTCTATCACCAGAGCGCACCTGGAATTGTTTCCGGGTGACTTCAGCTACGATTTACTTCGTGGCGGCATTGCCACTGCATTTCGAAGTACTGGCATCGATGACCGTGCAACCAACACCATGTTGGTCATTGAAGATTTTGGAACAACGCTGGCAGGTAAATTAACGGTACGGGACGTCGACGCCAAAAGTATTACAGTCGATGAGTTGACTGTCAAGGACTTTAAAGTCAACGGTGTATTAGAAACTCATGTGCATGTAACTACACTTCTTGTGGAAGGTAGAGAACTAGTGGTCAGCGCCGGTGCAGTCAATAAAGAGACATTGCACAATGCGGGCGTATACTGGGGACAGCATGGTCCGACTATATTGTTTGATCGGTTCCTTGACAAACTATCAATATCTTGTGGACTTGAGTTAGTTGCGGGATCTGAAATTACCATCAACGGTAAACAAGCTCTGACAGAAAATGCCCTGGGCAAGAACATTAAAAGTTCAGGTTTGACCAAACTAGGTGTACTGGAAGAGTTGCTGGTTGATGGTGAAGCCAGAACTGAAATACTGTACACTGAAAAATTAGTGCTGGGTACTGTAGACTCTCCAGGCAACCTTGCCATCTCTGCCAGCGAAGATCAGATTAGTTGGGGCATGGGAGAATCACAAGGGCAACTGGTTTTAAAAATTGACCAGCCTCGAGGCATTGTAATACAACAAGGTGACACAGTGGTTGTGACCTTTGATTCGGATGCCACTGTAGTCGAAAGCGATTTAGTAGTTGCTGAAAATATCAAAGTTGAAAAAGACATCATTGGCAAGGGCAACGTTGGTGTCGCAAAGAATCTATATGTGGGTGCAGGCGCCAAGATCGACCATGAAGGTGCGGCACAGTTTACTTCAATACGCATTGGCACAAACTCTATCTCTTGGGCCCCCGCCAAACCTGAGTTTGGTGTATTTGTCCGTGGCGACATAGTTTATAACTCAGAGCCCACTGTGGGACTGGCCGCAGGATGGATTTGTTTAGAGTCTGGTAATCCAGGTACTTGGGCTGCCATGGCGTTTGTTGTGCAATAATAATCAATGTTCGATCCCAGTTACCTAAGGGACTTTGATCGATGGTTTTTAGAAAATGCAACTTGGTCTAGACATTTTTTACTTGTGCCAAGAAAAGATTTTTTAACAGGCCAATGGATGTGGGCCACGTATGCTTATCGTGCTCACAAAGATAATCTAACACTTACAAGATGGTATAATCAAGATTTTGCCATTTGGTATTTTTTAACAAAATAAAATATGATAAATGAACCACGTATAAAGTTTTATGGAATAATAGTCGCAATAGTTGTAGGACTATGGGTGCTGGTATCATTAATACCAGAGAGTCCGGTATCACTTGAAAAATCACGAACAGAACAACTTCGTACATTTTGTGTAATGAATAGACAGTGGGTTGAGTTCCGCAATGGCGATGCCACTTGGGGCACTGCTTTATTAGACTATGAAGGCAAGCCAGTGACATGCAGGTCGATCAACAATCAAATATTTCATGGAAGTGGTAAATGAAAGCAATAATAGCATGCGACCCCAAAGGTGGCATTGGCTATCAAAATAAATTGCCGTGGAATAAACTTGAGGGCGACCTTCTACGGTTCAAAGAGTTGACCACTAATGGCATAGTCATCATGGGTAGAAATACCTGGGATAGTTTGCCTAGAAAGCCCTTGGCCAACAGGACCAATGTTGTGGCAACCTCTTCCACTTTGATGTCGACAATCGAAAACAGTTTTGGTAATTATTCTGCCACCAGAGAAGAGTACTTGTTTGCGGCCAGATACCCCAATACATTCTCAGTTACCAATCCTGAAATATTTAAACATGACGACAATGCCTGGGTAATAGGCGGCGCAAAACTTATTAACAGCATGTGGTCTTTAATTGACACAGTGCATCTATCTCGCACGTACACAGAGTATCATTGCGACGCATTTATTGATTTAACTCTACTGGAAAAAGAGTTCGAGTTGAAGAGCACAGAATCAAATATAGATCATAGTTACGAAATATGGAAAAGAAAATGAATCACGATTTAACCTATACAAACTTGCTGGAAGATATCTTGGCCAACGGCGAAGACCGTGGCGACCGCACCGGCATAGGCACTCGCAGTGTATTTGGTCGACAACTACGTTTCGACCTCACGCAGGGCTTTCCCGCAGTTACTACCAAGCGACTGGCTTGGAAATCCTGTGTGGGTGAACTACTTTGGTTCATTGAAGGATCAGGAGATGAACGCAGACTAGCAGAGATTACACATGGTAGTCGGGATGGCACAGTAACTATCTGGACTCCCAACGCATTGGCGCCTTACTGGAAATCTCGGTCTAGATTTGAAGGCGACTTGGGTCGTGTCTATGGAGTACAATGGCGCAAGTGGCAAACCCCCAGTGCCAATGATGAAGATATACTGTTCCGTGACGATTTTGGCAGTTGGTATTCTGGTGGTCCAGGTCCCGCCATTAAAATTGTAGATCAATTAACTGATTTGATCAAGGGTATTAAAACAGATCCCACAGGACGTAGGCACATCATGAGTGCATGGAATCCAGGCGAGCTGGATCAGATGGCTTTGCCTCCCTGTCATGTCATGTGTCAATTCTACGTCAGCAACCGGGGCCAACTGAGTTGCCACATGTATCAGCGCAGTGTTGATGTATTTTTAGGATTGCCGTTTAACATTGCCAGCTATGCATTGCTGACTCATATGATTGCACAAGTCTGTGATTTAACTGTGGGCGATTTAATTATCAGCACAGGCGACACTCACATCTATCAAAATCATTTGGAACAAGTCAAACAACAACTGAGTCGTGCCCCATTCCCTGCACCAACGTTAAACTTGACAGCGTCGATAAAAGACATTACAATGTTTACTATGGATGATGTACAATTAATGAATTATCAATGCCATGGTGCCATTAAAGCAGACATGGCAGTCTAAGGATTAAACTATGAAACAAGAACTAGACGAATTGCTGTGCAAGAAGTACCCCAAGATGATGGTGAACCGCAACAAGGACATGAAAGAAACTTGCATGTGCTGGGGCTTTGAATGTGGTGATGGTTGGTATAATATCCTAGATCAGCTCATGGCCAATATTCAGCATCGTATTGATTGGAAAGAAAAACAACGAAACAGTACCATCAAGTATAACGAGATGGCCACACAGGCCAAGGCTGGCAACTTTGAACTGTTTGAAACATACCATCCAAGTCTTAGTCAAGAATATAAGGACAGGCGAATGGGAGAGATCGTTGCCGATGACCTCCGTGAACTGCCGGAAACAATTCCACAGGTAACATTAGACCAAGTTAAAGAAAAGTTCGGCACCTTGCGTTTTTACTACAGCGGTGGCGATGACAGCATCGATGGCATGGTACGCATGGCAGAAAGCATGAGTGCTGTGACCTGCGAAGAATGTGGCGTTCCAGGTCGTATTCGACATGGTGGATGGATCAGCACACTCTGTGATGAACATGCTCGAGCTCACGGCAAGAGTGACCTCACTGAGGAAGAACTAACTCAATGAAAGTAATTTTATGCACAGGGGGATTTGATCCCATACACAGTGGTCATAT